GCAAAAAAGTAATGGGCAAAGAAGTTGGCTCTGCCAGCACTTATGCCGAGCCACACACAATGACCGGTAAATCTATGAAGATTGCCAACAACCCCGGCAAAGAGCCAAACCGCAGCAAGCTTAATGAATACGATATGAGCGTTGGTAACATCAGCAAGTCTGCTGGTGATGAGCCAGCTAAAACATCTGGTATCAAGATTCGCGGAACTGGTGCTGCTACTAAAGGCGTGATGGCCAGAGGCCCGATGGCATGACGTACAACGAATTAGTCATTGCTGTTTCAGACTACTGTGAGAACACGTTTCCCACGGTAGATATGAACATTATGATTAAACAGGCGGAGCAACGCATCTATAACTCGGTGCAAATCTCCAACCTGAGAAAGAACGTGACTGGAACCGTTACCTCTGGTAATAAGTACTTGTCTGCGCCTGATGATTTTTTGTCTACATACTCTTTGGCTGTATACCCAGTTGCTGGTGGCGATTACTTATATTTGTTAAACAAAGACGTTAACTTTATTAGAGATGCCTACCCCAATCCGGCGGATACAGGCAAGCCCAAACACTACGCTATCTTTGGCCCGCAGTCTGCCGATGTAAAAGAATTGACGTTTATTCTTGGCCCAACACCAGATGCAACATACAGCGCAGAGCTGCACTATTACTACTATCCTGAATCAATCGTAACTGCTGGCCAGACTTGGCTTGGTGATAACTTTGATTCAGCCCTTCTTAATGGAACAATGTTGGAAGCAATAGCCTACATGAAAGGCGAGCCTGATCTTGTTACTTTGTATAAAGAGCGTTATGAGTCGGCAATATTTTTACTCAAGAACTTGGGCGATGGCAAACAACGTATGGATGCTTACAGGGATGGACAAGTTAGGAACCCTGTCGTATGAGCATAGTCCAAACCCAGACAACCAGCTTCAAAGAGCAGCTGTACAGTGGCGTTCACAATTTGCTTACAAACAGCTTGTACATTGCTTTGTACACCGGAAATGCAAATCTCAACGAAGCAACTACGGTTTACAGCTCTACTAACGAGATAACTGGAACTGGTTATGTAGCTGGTGGTAAATTGCTTACTGGCGTTACTGTTCAGAGTGATGGTTATACGGCTTATGTAAGCTTTGCAAACCCAGTTTGGAGTCCAGCTGCATTCACAACAAGATGCGCGCTAATCTACAATGCGACTCAAGGAAACAAGTCTATTGCTGTATTAGATTTTGGTTCAGATAAGACATGTACAACTACGTTCACAATCACTTTGCCGGCCAATACATCAACATCCGCACTTATTAGGAGTTCAAATTGATAGTTACGACAACTAAAGGCGAAATGGATGACTCTTTGCTAGAAAAGCGACAGGGCGACATTGACAACGAAAACGAAACAACCACATGGACAGAATATTGGCTAGAGGGTGAATTAGTCCACCGTTCTGCTCATGTAACTTTGAAAAAGCCGCCAACTGTTGGTGGTGAGACTGGTACTTTTTAAGGAACTACTATGGCAAATACAGCATCAATGTGTACCTCTTTTATGGGCGAGTTAATGACTGCAACCCATAACTTTGGTACTGCACCCACACGGGCAACATCTGCAACCGATACATTCAAGGCGGCTTTATACCTGTCTTCAGCCACCTACAACGCGGCAACTACGGCATATTCTGTTACCGGGGAAGTTTCTGGTACGGGGTATACGGCGGGCGGTGTAACGGTAACGGCGGCAACTCCTCCTACTGCGACCAATAGTTCGGCAACTGCGGGTGTGGCGTTCTTTACGCCTTCTGCTTCGATAACATACACAACAGTGACTTTGACTACAGCGTTTAATGCGGTGCTGATTTATAACTCAACTCAGTCTAATAAGGCTGTGGCGGTTTATACCTTCGGTGACCAGACGATTACCGCAGGTACGTTCACCTTGACAATGCCATCGAACACAACCACAACTGCCTTGATCCGTTTAGCTACCACCTAAAGGGTAAACAATGTCTCTCGGCTGGGGCTACCAAACGTGGGGGGCTAATGGCTGGGGCGGCACTCTTGAAGCAACAGGGGTAGATGCTACTGGAGCCATTGGGTCAGTCTCGCCTGATAGATCTGTAGCACTAACGGGTGTATCGGCTATTGGAGAGATAGGTTCTCTAACTCCAAGCCAATCGGCGGCAGAGACAGGGGATACGGCATTTGGAGAAATTGGGACACTAAGTCCAGTCTTAACGCTGGCTCTGACGGGCGTACAGGCCGCCGGAGAGGTTGGAACAGTAACGCATGGCAAATCTCTTGATTTAACGGGCGTAGAGGCTGTAGGGGCTGTAGGAACGATATCAAGGGGGGAAACATCGTTTGCCCTGACTGGAAATGTAATCTCTGGTGAGATTGGAATCGTTACCAGAGATGTAAGTTTTAGCTTGACAGGATTGTCAGCTAGTGGAGAGGTTGGTTCAATTGTTCCAACCCTTGAATTTGGATTGACTGGGGTAGAGGCGATTGGTTCACTGGGGCAAGTAATTGTCCCGCTTCTACCTAACACGATAGCTGGAGAGATTGGTAGCGTAACGACAGACAGGACGATTGAACTTGCGGGGTTGTCTCTAACAGGTTCGGTTGGTTTGTTAAGCGTAGCGCCAAGGGTGGTTGCCTTAACGGGCGTATCAGCAACGGGGCAAATTGGAACTGTAATTGCAGTTTATTGGAAAATAATAGATGACTCACAGACAGCAAACTGGCAAAATATCAACAACCCGCAGACTCCAGTTTGGTCGAATGTTGTTGATACACAAACGCCTAACTGGCAAGAAGTCGTAACTTGAGGTAAAAAATGGCAACAGCATATACATCATTACTAGGGCTGGCACTTCCCGTCACAGGAGAACTGTCTGGAACGTGGGGAACCACGGTAAATGACGCTATTACAAGTCTTTTAGATACTTCAGTAGCAGGCACTACCACCATCTCTTCTGATGCAGATGTAACCCTGACCACCACAACTGGTGCGGCAAATACCTCTAGGCAGGCTATCCTTTTATGGACAGCAAGCGGAACGGTGACAAGAACTATCACAGCGCCAGCACAGTCTAAGACCTACATCGTCATTAACAAAACAGGAAGCACCCAGTCTATTAAGTTGGTGGGCGTAGGGCCAACAACGGGCGTGACCATTGTTGCTAACGAGTCTGCGGTTTGCGCTTGGAATGGGGTTGACTTTGTTAAAGTTTCAACCACGGCTACGGCATCTTCGTTTAGTGCTGGAACAACTGGATTTACCCCAAGTACAGCAACAACTGGTGCTATTACCCTTGCCGGAACTTTAGGCACGGCCAATGGCGGTACAAACCTTACAACGTTTACTAATTCTGGTATTTTCTTTGCCTCGTCAACTAGCGTAATTGCACAGTCTTCTAACTTGACTTGGAACGGCACATCTTTGGCTGTGACTGGAACTGCGGCTGTAACGGGCGCTTTAACTGCAACCTTAGACTCAACATTTAGCTCGACAGGTGCGTTGCTAATCAGCAAGGGTACAACGGGACAACAGCCGGGCAGCCCCGTCACGGGCATGTTGCGCTACAACACTACTACTAATCAGTTTGAAGGCTACAGCGGATCATCTGCGGCATGGAACCCAGTGGGTGGTGCAAGCCTAAGCAATGACACAAGTACAGCAAGTAATTTGTACCCATTGTTTGCAAATGCAACATCAGGTTCAGCGACCACTTTATACACAGGCAACGCTAAACTACTGTACAAGCCAAGCACTGGTGAGTTACAAGCGTCAGTTCCAGTAGCATTAAACGGTATTGTGGTGAACAGCCAAACAGTGGCTACAAGCTACACGATTGCCGTTGGGTATAGTGCCATGTCATCTGGCCCCGTTTCAATAGCAAGCGGGCAAGCGGTAACTGTTTCTAGCGGTAGTCGCTGGGTAGTCGTTTAAGGAAAAATTATGGCAAGCATTGTTGTTAATGGCGATACATCTGGGGCAGTAACCCTATCTGCACCTGCGGTAGCGGGAACAGTCACAGTCACACTACCAGCCACAACTGGCACGATGTTGACTACAGCATCTAGCACAGGCATTAGTGGTAGTGCTATATCTTCTGGCACGGTTGCAGAGGCTTATGGCGGTACAGGAACAAGTACTGGTTACTACGGCTTCAAAAACCGCATCATCAATGGTGCGATGGTGATTGACCAGCGTAATGCGGGGGCTAGTGTTACTCCCGCTGACGGAGCATATACATTGGATAGATGGCAATACCAAGCATCGCAAGCATCAAAGTTTACTGTTCAACAAAATGCTGGTTCTGTTACGCCCCCTACTGGATTTAGTAATTATCTTGGAGCAACAGTCGCATCATCTGTATCGATTGGTTCAGGTGATTACTTTGGTCTTCTTCAAAGAATTGAGGGCTTTAACTTTGCAGATATGGCATGGGGAACAGCATCTGCCGCTACTGTGACTTTATCGTTTTGGGTGCGAAGTTCTTTAACTGGAACATTTGGCGGGGTTTTACGCAACTCTGCACAAAATCGTTCATATCCTTTCACTTACACAATTAGTTCTGCTAACACATGGGAATACGAAACAATAACCATTGCTGGTGACACTTCTGGAACATGGGTTGGTGGCACAAACGGAATTGGTTTGCAAGTTTGGTTTAGTCTTGGTGCTGGTTCAACATACAGCGGAACTTCTGGTGCATGGGCGGGTTCTAACTTTTTATCAGCCACAGGCGCAACAAGCGTAGTCGGCACAAACGGTGCTACCTTCTACATCACAGGCGTACAACTAGAAAAAGGCAGTACCGCAACAAGTTTTGATTACAGACCTTATGGTACTGAGTTGGCTTTGTGTCAGAGGTATTGCGTTAATTACAACTCAGCAAATGCAAGTTCTTCATACTTTAGATATGGCATAGGTGAGAATGAAGGCACTACTGTTGCTTCTCAAATACTTCAATTTCCAGTTTCAATGAGAACAGGGCCAACTTTAACAACAACTGGAACTGCGGCTAATTATGCTGTTTACAGCGCTGGAAGTGTTATTGCTTGCACTGCTATACCTTCTATTGGGACTACAAGCCCACTAACTGCACAAATAGGTTGGACTACTGCTGCTGTTCTAACCGCTGGTAGGGCTTCTTCTCTTTTGGCAAATAACAACAATACATCATATTTAATTTTTTCTGCGGAGTTATAAATGACAACATACAAACTTCTTAAAAGTGGTATTGAAAATCAAGTGTTTTCTGTTTTGCGTGATGGAAAAGACAGCATCCCATTTGACCCAGACAACACCGATTACCAAGCCTTTTTGAAGTACCAAGCCGAAGGTGGCAAGGTCTATGGCGCAGACGAGGAAGTACCCAATGGGCAAACCTCTTAATAACCTACAAGGCTTTCGCTTTGGTAGCCTGACTGTTTTGCAGTTAGGTGAGAAGCAACGCCAGCACAATGGTGCTTGGTGGCTGTGCCTATGTGATTGCGGTACTCAAAAGAACATTCCTGCTACTGACATGGTGCAAGGCAAGATTAGTTCGTGTGGATGTGAGCATACAAAGCGTATAGCCAAGTCAAACATCACGCATGGCATGAGCAAAACCCGCACATATAAATTGTGGGAAGCAATGCGTAATCGCTGTAATCGCATCAATCAAGACTATTCTTGCCGTGGAATTACTTATGATGAACGTTGGGATGCTTTTGAAAACTTCCTACAAGACATGGGTGAAGCACCAGAAGGACTTAGCCTTGACCGCATAGACTTCAATGGTAATTACCATAAGGCTAATTGCCGTTGGGCTACTCGTGAACAGCAAGCAAACAATACACGGGCTAATATTTTTATTGAATGGGATGGTAAACGCCAAACTCGTTCACAATGGGAAAAGGAATTAGGTATGCAACCAACAACTTTGCGCTCCAGATTAAAGGCTGGTTGGACTATGGAAAAAGCCATGCAACCACTTGCGGCTCTGAAAGGATAAGACATGGTAGCCTCAATAAATGCTTCAACTTCCGCAGGGGTGGTTACGACTGCTGATACTTCGGGAATTTTGCAACTACAAACTGCATCTACAGCGGCAGTCACGATAGACGCAAACCAAAGAACAGCGTTTGTAGCGGGTACAGCGGCACTCCCTGCCATTACTACTACAGGTGATACCAACACAGGCATCTTCTTCCCTGCCGCTGACACCATTGCTTTTAGTGAAGGTGGTGCGGAGGCTATGCGTATTGATTCCTCTGGTAATGTGATGGTTGGAGCGACAAGTTCAAATTATCGTTTAAGAGCGCAAGGGGCAGTTACAGATGCTGGTGAGGGTGATACAAATGTATTGCAAGGATTGGTAAGCACAACAGCACAAGCCGCTGGTGTCGGCCCTTCTCTCTTGTTTGTTGCTACATATGATGGTAGTAGCGGTCTTGCTGGAATGGGTTCTGTAGCAGGAATTAAAGAAAACAGTACCTCTGGAAATTATGCTGGCGCATTGAAGTTTATGACACGCCCTAATGGAAGCAACTTAGCAGAGCGTATGCGTATCGACTCTAGCGGTGGTGTTTGGTTTCGAACTACTGGTTCAGTAGAAACATGGAACGCTACTACTGGTACGTTTGCAAAAGTTGGTGATGCAACTTATCCAATAGGTACAACAGCACCGGGACTTAATGTAATTCTTAATAGAAACACATCAACAGGGCAAATTCAAGAATTTAAGTACAACGCAACGGCTGTCGGAAATATATCTGTAACTGGCTCTGCAACTGCATATAACACTGCATCTGATTACCGCCTAAAAGAAGACATTGCGCCAATGACGGGTGCATTGGCTAAAGTAGCACAACTTAAACCTGTTACATATAAGTGGAAAGTTGATGGTTCTGATGGGGAAGGTTTTATAGCCCATGAGTTAGCAGAGGTTTGCCCTCAAGCGGTTGAAGGGACAAAAGACGCAGTAGACGATGATGGAAAACCAATGCACCAAAGCATTGACACATCATTCCTAGTAGCAACGCTAACAGCGGCTATACAAGAACTAAAAGCAATAAACGACACACAAGCCGAAACAATCAACGCACTAACCGCCCGAATCGTGGCGCTAGAAACTAAGTAAGGAAAAAGTACTATGCCAGTGGTCATAAACGGGGACACAGGAATTTCTCCTGTAACAGCATCAGGCACATCAGCATCAGTAGACGGCATGACTGTAGGTCGTGGTGGTGGTGAGGTATCTACTAACACGGCTGTGGGTGCTAGTGCTTTAAATGCCAATACGACAGGGAGTTTGAGCGTTGCAATCGGCACTTCTGCTTTAGCGGCTAACACTACTTCAGACGCAAATACAGCAGTCGGTTATCAAGCCGCATCTACGCAAACTACTGGTGCTTTATATACAACTGCATTTGGTTATCAATCATTAAAAGCCAACACATCTGGCTCACAAAACAATGCTCTTGGTTTTCAGTCTTTAACAGCAAACACAACAGGCGCAAACAATAGTGGTTTTGGTACTTACGCTCTTGCTAGTAACACTACTGGCTCAACAAATACTGCATTTGGTAATGAAGCCCTGCGTTCCAACACAACAACATCTTTCAACACAGCAGTAGGTTATCAGGCTCTATATGCAAATACAGTAGCAGGAAATACCGCAACTGGTTATCAATCCATGCTTGCCACTACTACTGGCACAAGTAATGCGGCTTTTGGTTTGTGGACTTTAAAAGCAAACACTACAGGGCAGTTTAATACCGCACTTGGTGACCAAGCACTTCAAGCAAACACCACAGCATCTAACAATACAGCAGTAGGTTATACGGCTGGGTATAGTCATAATGGTACACAAGGAAATAATACATTTCTTGGTGCTTCCGCAGGATATGCAGTAACGACAGGCGATAGCAATACATTTGTAGGTAATAACGCTGGAAATGCAACAACTGCTACTACAACTGGTGGCGGTAATACTTATATTGGTTCAGCAACTCGTGGTTCTGCCGTAGCAAATACTAGGGAAATTGTTGTTGGGTTTAATTTTTCTGGTCAAGGAACAAATACAGTAGCACTTGGTAGTGATTTAGGAAAAATATACAACTCATATACTGTAAACGCCACATGGACTCAAACATCCGATGTAAGAATGAAGAAAAACATACAAGATGATTCTCTTGGTTTATCGTTCATCAATCGTTTACGCCCTGTAAAGTTTACTTGGAAACCTAGCAACGAACTAGAGCAAGATAACCCATACTACAAAGAAAAAAACATTCGCGACACAACAACAGTCATTCATGGCTTAATTGCTCAAGAAGTCAAAACGGCCTTGGATGCAGAAGGCGTAGATACCTTTGCTGGATGGGATGAAGGCGCAGATGGCATACAGGCAATTAGCCGTGAAATGTTTATTAGCCCGTTAATTAAAGCAATCCAAGAACTAAAGAATATCGTTGATGCACAAGCCACAGAAATTACCGCACTCAAAGCAAAGGTGGGAATATGAATGAATTAACAGAAGCACAGCAAATTGCAAAGCACTACTCTGCCGCAATGGATTCAGTAAACCTGATTAACGCTGGACAGCCAGAAGGCATGACAGCAGAAGATTGGGCAGACTGCTTGGCTCGTAATAAAGAGCATCTAAAGATTATGCTTGCCAAAGACTTTTGGACAACTGAGAACATGACACCGCTAGAGGATGCATCAGCATGAGCGACATTGCAATCACCCTGACCGCACAAGAAGCCGTTGACGTTATTAACATCATCGGTCAATTACCAACCCAGTCCAACGCTCATCCGTTGTACACAAAGTTGCGTAGTCAGGTAGAACCTCAGTTGCCAAAGACCGAACCAGCGGAGTAAGCCATTGACCCATTCACCCTACTTATGGCGGCTCAAGCCGCTGTTGGCTTTATTAAGCAGGGATGTTCTATGCTCCATGAGGGGCGTATGGAACTTGAGGGCGCAAAGAAGACGGTTGAGGGGGTTATCTCCGATGTCAAGGCAATCAAGGGCATTTTTGATTGGTTCGTTAGTTTATTCGCTAGTAAACCAGCCAAGTCAGAAGCAAAGCCTGTGGCGCAAAAGAAAGCCACAGCCAAACAGCAACAGTCCTATGAAGCCCTTGAACTCAAACTCATCAGCGAGATTGGGGCAAACCTCGGAGTCCTCTTTGACACACAACAACAGATTAACAACCATTACCTTGAACTAGAGGAGACAAGCAAAACCAACTATGACCCAGCGCAAAACACCAGTCAAAAAGCCATAGAGCGGGCATTGATTGAGTTGCAACTGGAGAAGTTGATGGAGCAGACTAGGGAGGCAATGGTCTACGCCCCGCCTGAGTTGAAGGACTTGTACAGTAGATTCCTCAAGATGCACCAAAAGATTGAACGTGAACAGGAATGGGCTAGGGCAGAAACAATTCGCAAGACTAGGTTGGCAAGGTGGAAACAGGAGCAAGAAGAGATTGAATTGATTGGGCTGGTAAGTAGTGGGGTCGCAGTTGTGTTTATATCTATGTTTTTTGGGTGGTTCATGTGGCAACTACGAAGCTGGTCTACTGGATATTGATAGGAGTGGCGATATGCGTAATTGTTGGAGTAACCTCGATGGCATACGTAGAAACCCTATATATGAAGGCACAACTCAAGCAAGAAATCAAAGAGTTGCGTAAGTTGAAACGTGAATTAAAGGAATCAAAATGATGACACTATTCTCAACCCTACTGTCTTTCCTGATGGGCGGGTTACCTAAACTGATGGACTTCTTCCAAGACCGTGCAGACAAGTCGCATGAACTAGCCTTGGCACAGATGCAGACTGAGCGCGAGTTGACTTTGAAAAAGGCTGGCTTAGAAGCACAAGAAAAGATTGAGCATATCCAGACAGAACAGATTCAGATTAACGCTGAAGTGACCAACGCACAGACGGCTATGCAAGAGCGCCAAGCCCTGTATGCCCATGATATTGCTATCGGTCAAGGAGCCAGCCAGTGGGTAGTAAACGCTCGCGCTATGGTGCGTCCTGCCATAACTTATGGCTTGTTCATCTTGTTTGCCTTTGTAGAAATCTTTGGCTTTTGGTTTGCTTTCTACAAGGAAGTGCCATTTGAGGTTGCGTTAGATCTGCTGTGGGATAACGAGACTCAGATCATCTGGGCATCTGTGGTGTCATTTTGGTTTGGTACACAAGCCTTTGGCAAGAAATGAACCTGTCAGACAAAGCTCTGAAGATGATTACGCACCATGAAGGTGTGCGTCAAAAGCCCTATCGTTGCCCAGCCAAGCTGTGGACGGTGGGGGTGGGTCATGTCCTGTACCCAGAGCAAGGCAAGATGAAGATAGAAGAGCGGGATGGGTTTGCCCTTAAAGACGCAGACAACCGCACGTTTAGCATGGAAGAAGTCAATGGAATTCTTAAAGCAGATTTGGCTCGGTTTGAGCGAGGTGTGGTTCAGTTCTGTCCTGTTCCCCTCACTCAGGGTCAGTACGATGCTCTTATCTCTTTTAGTTTTAATGTTGGTCTGGGAACACTACAGCGCTCAACCCTCCGTCAGAAGGTTCTTCGCGGGGATATGGAAGGCGCGGCAGAAGAACTCTTGAAGTATTGCAAGGCGGGTGGCAAAATACTCAAAGGGTTAGAAAACCGCCGTAAAGACGAGCGCTCCCTGTTCTTGTCATAGGATTTGAGATGCCACTTAAAAAAATACTACTAAGGCC